TCTGACCTAACATGATGACAATACAATGTCAATACTGTTTATCTATACAGGTCTATAGGGTCCTACCTAGACACTCACACCTCACCTAGTCAGTTCTATTTTGGTACTGAGTAGTTGCATTATACAATTCTGTTGCATTCTGCGAAGCAATCTGGGGCGGGGGAGGGGCTGTGACTGCGGCGTGTGCGTGTGTTCCCACCTAGATACAAAAAAGAGTGAAATTGAACCTTAATATAACCCCTAGTTATCTAACAAGAAACCTATATAACAAAAGGGTCTAAGCAGTGCAGAATCTGGACCGTGCTGGTACAGTTTAAAGGACAATGTTAACTTACTTTAAAATAGTGCTTGACATTTGTTTAAAAGTATGGTACAATAATAGTATATTGTGTCTTTAAAGATTCTTTACCGCACTGTATAAGATAAATATTATATGATATATATTAAATGTTTAACTTATAAGGCATACAAGCATCTTTAAAGAGTCTTTAAAGAGGGCTATATGACTGTTCCTGTTAAACGGAAACGTGGAAGACCGCGTAAAGACGATGTTTCTTCTGTTAAAAAAGGAAGTCGCAACGCTGTTGGTCGCCCGAAGGGTGACGCTGCTGTTATTAACGAATACAAAGCACGGATGTTGGCTTCACCGAAGTCCAGAAAGGTGCTTGATACTATCTTTGACGCTGCATTAGACCATGACCATAAGAATCAAGCGGCTGCTTGGAAGCTTGTTATGGATAGAATCCTTCCTGTTGCTGCATTTGAGAAAGATATTGTTAAAGATGGTGGACGTAACGCCATTCAGATCAACATTAGTGGTGTTGGTGCGGTAGAAGTACCTGAACCTACAATCATAGAAGGCGAGGTTGTTGATGAGTCTTAATCATTTTAAACGTGAAGAGTTTGATTGTCAGGTTACTGGCACCAACAACATGGAGATGGCGTTCTTAGAGAAGCTAGACGAGTTACGGGCGTACTGTGGATTTCCTTTCGTTATAACTAGTGGGTATCGACATCCAACGATGCACCCTATAGAAAAAAAGAAAGAAGTTCCCGGAACTCATGCCCAAGGGATCGCGGCAGATATAAAAATAACTAACGCCGCTGATCGCCTTAAGCTTGTCAACTCTGCTCTTAAGCTAGGATTTACAGGTATTGGTGTTGCTTCTGACTTTGTACACGTAGACACACGCGGAACAACACCCGTTATGTGGACGTACTAGTGGATTTAGATATTGAACTACTGCCGTGGCAACAAGAAGTCTGGGCAGACGAAACTCGATTTAAAATAGTTGCAGCGGGACGACGGACAGGTAAGTCCAGACTAGCTGCGTGGATGTTAATAGTTAACGCACTTCAGGCAGATAGAGGACATGTATTTTATGTTGCGCCGACCCAAGGACAAGCACGAGACATTATGTGGCAGACCCTTCTTGAGCTTGGCAATCCTGTTATCTCTGGTAGTCACATCAATAATTTACAAATCAAGCTGGTCAATGGAGCAACCATTAGCCTCAAAGGGGCTGATAGACCAGAGACAATGCGTGGGGTGTCGTTAAAGTTTCTTGTTCTAGATGAATACGCAGACATGAAACCTGACGTATTTGAGCAGATCCTAAGACCCGCCTTGGCTGACCAAAAAGGCTGTGCTATGTTTATTGGGACACCAATGGGTCGTAACCATTTCTATGAACTATACAAATATTCGGAGTTAGATGATGATCCGACGTACAAAGCTTGGCACTTTACTTCTTATGACAATCCATTATTGGACCCGGGCGAAATTGATGTTGCTAAGAAGTCTATGTCTTCTTATGCGTTTCGCCAAGAGTTTATGGCGTCTTTTGAAGCGCGTGGGTCAGAAATGTTCAAGGAAGATTGGGTTACGTTTGGTGAAGATGAGCCAGAAATAGGAGACTATTACATTGCAGTTGACTTGGCTGGTTTTGAAGAAGTCAACAAGAAACGTACCAAGAATTCAAAGCTTGATGACACAGCTATTGCCGTCGTTAAAGTTAGTGAGCATGGCTGGTTTGTTGATAATATTATTTATGGACGATGGAGTCTTGACGAAACAGCGGCCAAGATATTTCAGGCTGTTAGAGATTACCGTCCCCTTAGTGTGGGTATCGAAAGAGGTATTGCAAAACAAGCAGTAATGTCTCCGTTACTTGATATGCAAAAACGCTACGGTTTATTCTTTAGGGTAGAAGAGTTAACCCACGGTAACAAAAAGAAAACTGATCGTGTTATGTGGGCATTGCAAGGACGATTTGAAAACAACTTTATAACATTAAACAAAGGTGAATGGAATAGTAGATTCTTAGACCAACTGTTTCAGTTTCCTGATCCATTAACTCACGATGACTTGGTAGATGCTCTAGCTTACATAGACCAAGTAGCTAATGTGGCTTACGACTACGATTATGAAATCGAAGACCACGAAATCTTAGACGTAGTAGCAGGATACTAATATGACTGATTTATACGAAGCGGACCCATTAATGATTCAAGAATCCTTAGAAGATTGGGTTATAACTAAATGTGAAGACTGGAGAGATAACTACGAAAGCAATTATGAACAGAAATTTGAAGAATATTATAGATTATGGCGTGGTCAATGGGATCCTTCTGACAGTCAGCGTGGGTCTGAGCGTTCCCGTATTATTTCTCCTGCACTTCAACAGGCAGTTGAGTCTAATGTTGCTGAGTTAGAAGAGGCGACGTTTGGCCGTGGTAAGTGGTTTGACGTTAGTGATAACTTTGGCGATACGGACAAGCAAGACGTACAGTTCCTGCGTAACAAACTTACAGAAGATTTTGAAAACTGTATGGTACGTAAGGCAGTAGCAGAATGCTTAATTAACTCAGCAGTGTTTGGTACAGGCATTGGTGAAATTATTATTGAAGAAATGAAAGAGATGGTACCTGCTACTCAACCTGTTATGGGAGGTGATCTTCAAGCAGTAGGTGTTAATATTACTGAGCGTGTTGTTGTTAAACTTAAACCCGTACTACCTCAAAACTTTTTAATTGATCCTGTAGCAACGTCTGTTGAAGACGCTATGGGTGTAGCTATTGATGAGTTTGTAAGTCGACACCAAGTAGAACTACTACAAGAACAGGGTGTTTATCGTGATACGTATGTTGGTAATGCTGCTCCTGATACGGACTTAGAGCCTGACCAAGACCTTACAATGTACAGCGATGATAAGGTACGTCTTACTAAGTATTATGGATTAGTGCCACGAGAGCTTCTAAATGAGGCTGTGAGCGACGATACAGAAGAGCTGGTAGAAGAGGAAGGGCCAGACTCAAAGTACGTAGAGGCCGTTGTAGTAATCGCTAATGGTGGTACGTTACTGAAAGCAGAAGCTAACCCGTACATGATGGAAGACCGTCCTGTTGTAGCTTTTCCTTGGGACGTAGTACCCGGACGCTTCTGGGGTCGTGGTGTATGTGAAAAAGGATATAACAGTCAGAAAGCTCTTGACACAGAGTTACGCGCTCGTATTGATGCATTAAGCCTTACCATTCACCCAATGATGGCGATTGATGCAACAAGGCTACCAAGAGGTGCAAAACCTGAAGTACGTCCCGGCAAGATGATATTAACTAACGGAGATCCCCGTGAAGTTCTTCAACCATTTAACTTTGGTCAAGTCAATCAAATCACTTTTGCTCAGGCCGGAGCCTTGCAGCAGATGGTACAACAAGCAACAGGAGCCGTTGACTCAGCAGGAATTGCAGGTCAGGTTAACGGCGAGAGCACTGCCGCTGGTATTAGTATGTCTCTTGGCGCTATTATTAAACGTCATAAACGCACACTGATTAACTTCCAACAGTCTTTCTTAATTCCTTTTGTTAAAAAAGCAGCTTATAGGTATATGCAATTTGACCCCGAAAATTACCCCGTGGCTGATTATAAATTTAACGCTAGTAGCACTCTGGGTATTATCGCAAGAGAGTACGAGGTTACTCAGTTAGTACAGTTGCTTCAGACTATGGGCAAAGACTCACCGTTGTATAATACATTAATACAATCTGTTATTGACAATATGAACTTGTCTAACCGTGAAGAACTACTTGCAGCGTTGGCACAAGCATCACAGCCTAACCCCCAAGCACAGCAAATGCAACAACAAGTACAACAGTTGCAAATGCAGTTTCAGCAATCACAAACTCAGGCATTGTCTGCTCAGGCTCAAGAGTCACAAGCACGGGCTGCTAAGTTGGCAGCAGAGGCTCAAGTTGTTCCGCAGGAGCTTGAGATTGATAAAATCAACGCTATCACTAGAAACCTTAAAGAAGGCGATCAGGACGATAGAGAGTTTGAGCGTCGTATGCGCGTAGCAGAAACACTGCTTAAAGAA